GCGCGAGTTGCAGTCTTGCCCAATGTAATTACGTTCGGGTAACTGGAGACCTCTGCCAGCAGACGAGGTCTACAACAAGTTGCCGGGTGCGGTATGGGGTCGAGTCCCTCAGTCGCTCTCTTCTTGTTGAGCTTATCGAGTTTCTTTTCCATTCGACCCCAGGCACCGGATGATTGTCCTGGGAGTTTGCATAAGACTACAGTGGTGAGATCTACCTCGGGTCGGGTCTTGCCGACTGCACGTAAGGTATCATTCCACTCACCACCAGAGCGGCCCACGAGGGGTCGGCCTCTATCGACCTCCTCGGGACCGGGCGACTCTGCAATTGCAATTACGGTCGCGCTTTGGTGCCGCTCAGGTCCCACAGGTTTCCACTCTTCCTCCCCGAAGAGTTCCCCACCTTTCCTGAGCGGACAGACATCACAGTGAGCACCGAGTTGCTGAGTCTGGCACTGTGACAGAGGCTGTGACATCTACTCTCCCTGAAAAATTGAGGCACCTGATACAGCCCCCGCTGTGCCTCCCTGTGCGGGTTACGATTCGGAGGACCTAGAAAAAACCTCCGTCTGGCCTAGTCTCCGACTTGAGGGTTGGAGAAAGAGAGTAAGGCATCTATGCGACCCCCGACATGCCTTCCTGCTCGGGATAATAGGTTCAGAAGAAAACCTCTTAACTTCTGAACCTCGGGCCTATATGGATCTATCACTCAGCTTACGATGCCCTGGGCCACCGATGGAGGAGGTGGCAGAGCTGCGCCGACTGAAGGAGCGCCAGCACCATTGACGGGAGCGGGAGCAGCCGTAGCTGGCTTGGCTGTGGGGGCGGGAGCAGCACCGACCTTAACGGCGGTGTTGTTCTTCTTGTTCTCGTACTGTGCCTTGGTCAGCCAGCTATTGACATTGCTGTAGCTTCCCTGCACACCGCGCTGCCCGGGAGTGAAGTCCACGTAGCCCTTGTTACCGGACTGTGCGGTCACGAACCAGCCATCGTGGATGTCACCACTCTGGATCTGCTCGTCGGTGTAACCCAGCGAGTAGAGGATGGTCTTGAGAGCCTTCATGCGACCGATGAACTTGTCCTCGGTCAGACCCTGAAGGCGGGCGAAGTTACCGTTCGCGTCCTGCTCGTGAGCAAGGTGGACGAAGGTAAACATGCTGAACCCGTTGGGGAGCATGATGTGGAAGCGGCGGCAACCGGGCTTATCGCTTGGCTTACGCTCGACTTTAGTGATGCTTACTTCGTAGACGCCTGCATCGGGGGGCGCGACATTGAGAGCACCAATGCCCTCAAACTCTGAACCGGGGATCATGATAGATGCCATGATATTGTCCTGTATTGTGACCGAATGGTCGGGTTAGGCGGTTGGAGGAGGAGGCGGGAGCGAGGCTCCTGACTTCTTCTGTTCAACCTGAGGAGCGGAAAAATCGAACAGACCTTTCTGCTTGTTCATCCGCAAGACTCCACGAGCGATGCCGTCTTGACATGCCCATCGAAGATGCAAAGGATTATGTGGCTTGGTAGCTTCAGCTGCGATCTCTTGGACGGCTGCCCGCGGATCTTCGCCAGCTACAACTCGTTGAGCGATAACTTCTGCGACACCGTCTTGCCAGTCTAAGCCGGGCAGACGATTAAGCTGATAACCGGACTCGCTGGCACGAAGAATCTCCCGCAGGTTCCCTGGAGTCTTCGCCGTACAGACGCCTGTGCGGTCACCCGTCACCCAGCTACTATCAGTAGGGTCGCAGTAATAGACTGAAGGAAACCAAGGGTCAGGATATCCGGGGTCCACCATGGCGCGTACATTGATGTCGCACCAAGAGGGGATCGTCTCCGTCTGGTTCCGAGAAGGGACGTCAGGGCCACCGGGTGAGAAGTGCCCGTCTGCGTTGGTCCCGGGCATACGCTCATGCCACGTCGTGACGAGGTGTACACCAAGATGACGAGCCAGACTGGACATCTCCAACAGATACCGGTTCAGCTGCTGATAAGCGAAGAAGCGATCCTTCTTGCCGCTGCGACCTGATGGTGCTTGCTCGTTCCATACCAGCATACTGCGCTTACAGATATGACTGGCATCATCGATGACGACAGCTCCATACTGCGAAGCGGTATTAGAGTTACCCAGCAGCTCAAGTAGAGAGACTAACTCGGGGAGAGTCTGCGGTGGGTTGGGGTGAACCGCTGGGGTAAATCCCAGTTCGTTCTGCGCGACTAAGGTAATCGCACTGGGCACACCTACGAATAGTGCGCTCGGGAATGCGGCGATAGCGTCAGAAGTCTTACGCTTCTTAGGCTTGCCATAAGAGCAAATCATCACTGAAGGATGTGCATTAGTACCGTCACTCATCGTGACTCCATGTTGACAGGTTGGGTTAGGGTACAGAGAGAGTAATCTCTACCGCATATCGGGTCAACCCCTAAATGTGGATATTTCTGATTCTCCGTAAAAACACAGTTTGATAGCGGAACATGCGCCGTATCTACCGTAGCAGGTGGTTTCGTGTTGGCTTTTCGGCCACTCCCAGAGCGACTCTGCACCTACATCGAGTCGAGCGATTTGATGTTCTGCGCGCCACAACATCTGTGCAAAGTGTGCGTCTCTGTGCGGAGTTGCGGGGACTGTCGGGCGAGAGACTCTCCAGGGATCTTGTGTCTGAATCAGATTCAGTGCGACTCCCGTGCTCGGCCCCCATATCTGCTTACCCAAGATTCGGAACGCAGAGAATCCGCCGTCGATTGCATAAGCGTCGACAGATCTACCGGGCTCGACTCGGGCCTGATGTTTATGATCCCATACATAGACGCGGTTGCTTCGGTCCTTAATCACTAAGTCTAATCTGCGAGTAAGCGTGAGTGGCTTACCGTGATCGGGATGGCCCGGGCAATCTAACGGGGTAGCCTTAATCCTATGCTTAGTGTCGTCGGTAATGGCCCATAGACCCCACTGCCCGTCGAGGTGACCGAGCACTCCGGTAATCGGATACTCCACGGCGACGATAGAGCCGGGTGGTTCAGGGTATCTTGCCATGTACCGACGGAAGGTCTCGACCATGCGATCAAGGTGCTCGTGTCCTTGACCTTCCTTGTCGCAGTAGGCGAGGGCTGCTTCTTCTGGGGGTAGAACGTCTTTCGGGTCGGTGATCCAGTCGTCTCCGACAAAGCAGCCGCCTTGCTTCGCCCCCCAGATTGCGTGCTGATGCGCCTGTAGAATGTGGCCGATTGATCCGCGGGTCAACGCACTCGCAGGAATCATAGATAGATCTAATCGATTAGTGTAAGAGAAGAGTTGAGGACACTTCATGAACTGGCCGATCCTCGACCAACCTCGCTCGCTTTTACCCGCGTCGATTAACATACTCATCCGATCTCCAGTTTCCCAATAATGCTGTCAACGATCCTCTCCTGATCTTCAAGACCAAGCAACTTGTCGTCCAGCCCACGAAGCTCCTCCGCAGAGAGGAACTGTTCGATAGGACCAAACTTTTCAGTCAGGATCTCAACGACTCGTTCATCGTAGGTGCCGGTTGCAACAACAACTTTGAGCAACGTGGCACGTCCACCCAGTCTATCAAACCTTCCCTTCCACTGCACGAAGTCTCCGGGTTTCCACGGTAGCATCGCGAAGATAGCGAGGTCGGCAGTCTGCATACCATCGACTCCGACACCGAAGGCTTGACCGGTGCCGATGAGGCAACAGGGTCCATCCGACTCTCGGAAAGTGTCGACCATTAGATCACGCTCTTGTTCGCTGACACCACCGTGACCCATCCATACGGGCACGTCTTTCATTGCCTCGTCACCGCGCTTCAGAGCCTTGCGTACTTGGTGCGCCCATAGCTCAGCCTCTCTTCTGCGTGCAGTGAAGACGACAACCTTACCTCCACCCTTAAGGCCCTCCTTGATTTCGTCGACTACATAGCGCCGCTTCCTGCTACAAGCCTCGGCGAGGCGGGACTCTACAATCCTCTCTCTGACCAGAGGGTTTACGCGAGCTTCCTGATTCATACCACGCAATGCTTGGTTGAATGTCTGGTTGTCGCTGAAGCGATCGGCCCTGACCAAGTCCGACTGATTCAGATAGACGACCTGTACTCGTGTCGAAGGTAGCGCTGAATGAGATTCAGAATAAGGAACCTCGTGAGTAAAGAATGAGCAGCGTGCGCGAAGCTCGTTGATGTGGCTTGAACCCTTGTCGTCTAAGCCGCCGAACTCACCGGGCCGTGCGTCGCAGTAACGATTCGCGAACTTGCTGTAGCTGTAAGCGAATCCTCCGGGGCAAAGTAGATCAAGCTGCGACCATAGCCTGCGAGGGCGACCATCATCGAGAGGTGTGGCGGTAAGGCCCACGCATAGTTCGATGCTCTTCATACGGCTGGCGTCCATTACAGCGACCGCGCGGTTGTCCTTGTCGCTTAGCTTCGTCTTGTATCGTTCGAAGGAGACGGACCCGTCGGCTTCTTGAATAGCCTTCCACCGCTTTCGGCTGCCGTGGGTGTGTAGCTCATCGAGAATGAGAACTTTGAAGGGTATCTCTTGCAGCTCTCCGATGTAGTCTGCCAGTGATTCTGCTCCGACAACGACGAGAGGGCGAGTGTAATTTGTCTGACACTCGGCCATGTAACTGTCGAGACTCTGATGGCTCTTACGTCGGTTAGACCGAGGGATCACTCGGTAGGGCTTGATGTTGGTGTACTCCTGCACTTGGCTCCACCAGACATGACGCGCCTTCGCAGGACACACGACTAAAATAGGTCCGTCACGAGTCAGTGCGCTTAGCAATGACCCGAGTGTCTTACCCGATCCGCAAGGCCAGACGTTCATGACCCACGGTCTCTGAAGAGCCCATCCGATATTGCGAAGCTGATAAGGTGTGACCAAGTCTTTAACGAATGGCTTGACCTCGTGTTTTATGACGCGCCGATTCAGATATTCCTCGCCGAGACTTACAAGAGTGTTGAGATCCCAGAACTCGTTACTCCAGGGTGCGATACTGTCGACCCCGACAGCCTCTGGAAGATAAGGCACTATATGTTGCTGTAGATAACCTTCGACAAGCCACGCACCGTGAACGGGGACGATGACTCTGTAGCCGGTGAGTTCGATGTGGTCAGGCACGACTTTCTGGCCCAGACGGAAGCGTAGTCGACCATTTCCGATGGCGTAAACCAGGCAACCGGGGACCAGTGATTCAAGTCTATCCAAGATCTCGTAAGGGTAACCCGATGAGCTTGGCTCGATATGATAGATAAAGTGTGGTTGATCCCACATGTTCATCACCTCCTGACCAAGTGTAATAACGGTGTGCCACCGCGTCAACCATAAAACTTGACGGGGTGGAATGTTGTGACTACTGTAGAAAAAGCATGGGAGGTCAAATGCAGAACAGTAGCTTCAGTCGCTTCGTTAAACATCATCGAGCGATACGAAACTGGACACAGAACGAGATGGCACGTCGATCGAGCCTTAGTTGCTCGGAGATCAGTCGGCTTGAGTCAGACTCACGCACACCCACTTTGCGTCATGTGAAGGGGCTTGCGGAGGCACTCGCGTCAGATCAAGAGCGTCGTGCGGGTCAGTCACCGAAGCCCTATGAGGATTGGTTGGTCCTGCTTGTCGATCTCGGGGAGCAAGCTCGGGTTGACCACAATAAGTCAAAACGTAAGAATGGATCTTAGGAGAAGAGTTATGGGGATGAACGTGAACGACATTGCAGAGAAGATGTACGAAATGGCGATGAACTGCGCCAAGGATACGGGGGACGACTTGATAGAGTCGCTCAGTGCCTGGGGCTACGAGGCTGCGATCGTAGCTGATGGTGACTCTTGGTTGCTGTTTATCGAGGGCGTATTTATGACGGCAGCGTCAGCGGACGACCCGATCACAGCGATGGATACTTTATACAACCGAGTAATCGAACTATTTGTTTCGGATCTTATATCTGCATGAGGCGGACCAGCCTGGAGAGCCTACTTCCGACGCGGCTATCCAGAGCCCCCCAAGCTGATCCTGGCAACCAGATAGGTCGCCGGGGGGTCTCATCAGCCGATTGTAATTCGAATCGTAGGTAGTGTGCTTGCGTCGCTGCCTCCCGCAGTTCCTGGCGTCGCCGTCACTGCGTAGGTGAGCGCGGTAGCGAAGGGTAGCCCGTCGTGGAAGTTGTACTGACGGGTACCTGAGGCGGGACACGGGAAGACAAAGTCGGGGTGCGTGGTACCCGGCGTCACGCTACCTGCTGCGAGATCGTAGATCTTCAAGTACACAGCCTGCGAGTTGTTGCCGGTGTTGTCAATATAGACCTGATACAGGTTGCCGCTGCCGGTGCTGCCGATCTGCTTAGTCGCGCTCGCCGCGGTATCTTCGATAAGAGTTCCGCCAATATATGAGCCTGGGATATGTCCAAGAGAGACTGCCATGGTGTGTTCCTTTAGCTGGTGACCATACGGACGGTGACGTTACCGGATGCGCTGGAGTAACCGCCGCCGGCACCTTGGCTACCATTCTGATCCGTCGTGCAATAACAGAGTCCCGTAGTGAAGGGCATTCCGTCGGGGATAATCACTTGCTTAGTCGCGCTGGCTGCGACTTTTATAATGAAAATAGGTTCGGTGGTTCCGACTACAGCAGAGGTGGCATCGTAGATCTTGAAGAAGATAGAGGTGGACCCGATCCCGTTCTGCACGAAGATGGAGTAAACCGACCCCGTCCCCTGCGTAATGTCGTTCTTAATGTTCTCGTCAGTATTCGTGTCTTGAATAATGATATCGGTAAACTGCGAACTGAGTGTGGTTATTGAAGTCGCCATTGGAATCCCTAATGAAGGTTGACCCAGGAACTACCAGCGTAGCCTTGAAACTTTGAGTCCGTCGTGTTGTAGACTACCATGCCCACAGCAGCAGTTAAAGCGTTGCGTTGTGTAGTTGTTAATCGAGGGACGGTCAACGCGCCAGTGGTAGTTGTAACGGTTACCGCCCCCTTGGCCGTTAACTCTCCTTGAACTGTGAGCCCGTAGGGTGCATTAGTCGCGATTCGAAACGACTGTGCAGGGCTAAGAGCCTGTTCGATTCTCCGCTTTACTTTCCGAGAAGTGCCGCGGAGCTGCGGTTGATTTCTTCTACGTCTACTCGCCATAGCTAAAGCCAATCGGTGTACATCAACCACCATACCGCGACGACGATGACTATCAAGATCACGGCGACAACAAAGTCTGCGGCGTTCTTAGGATCGATCATCTACCCGTTCCTGCCGCCTGTGAATCGGACGATGTCGTCAAGCTTACGGTCGATTTCTTGGAAGAGTTTATCTCTCTCGACGTTATAGCGATCTACAACTTGGTCATACCGTTCACGGACAGCCTCGACCCGGGCATCACTGCGAACCTCAAGCTCTTCAAGCTGCTTCTGCCACCCACGAACCATCGCATCGTGACGTTCCCGGTCTTCGGCGCGGTGGCGCTCCATCCGCTCTTCAAGCTGTTCTTGATGCTTGTTTCCTGTCCACCAGATATAAGCGAGCATGGGCACGAGCCCTAGTGTCTCAAGAGCGTTGATTAACTCTATATCCACTTTAATCCTCTACTTCGGGCTCCTCTTCTGGTGCCTCCTCCGGGGTCTCTTCTTGAGGCGGGCTGTCAGGTTCGACGGCTACCTCTGGTGGTGTGATAATCGGTTCAACGTCGATTAGCTCACCATTTTCGTTGAGATCTTGGATTCGTCCTGCGAGTTCTTCCCAGTCGCCATACTCGTACTCAGGCTGATCGGCGACAGCAACAGAAGCGCAAGCCGTGAGTAGTAGTATAAGCATCGAATCCTCCTATTTAGTTAGTCCCGGATCGAGGAAAAGCTCGATCTAAGATTTGATGGATCTCATCCGCCGACTCCTTGGTTGCCTCAACGTCTTGTTGAGTCGTCGCCATGTCGACTTCGATGGCGCGAATACGATCTTCTAAATCTCCAATCTGACTCGTCAGCCAACCGAAGACGGCGGCCATAGGAAGCGTAACCGCCCCGGCACCAGCAGCAGCAGCGGTCTTGGCTTCCATCATTTCTCCTCTTCACTTATCAGTGGTTGTGATTCAGCCGCAGACTCTTCTTCCTCGATCTGCTCTTCGTCGCTAATGTCTTCTTCGACGGGAGCTTCTTCGATTGATTCATCTGTCTCAAGTTCTTCCGCGATTTCATCGACCGCCTCTTGTGCCAGCTCAGGATGAATGTCCTCCAAAGCCTGAAGTCGCTCCTCCATATCCAATACCTGGCTCTCTCCAAACACGAGAGCCCCAACAACCGCAGTCGCGGCAGCAATCATCTTCTTCTTTAGCGCGTCATCCATATCAATCTTCCCCGTCGACAAGGTCGGTAATCAGATCGAGCAAGGCCAAGATGATTCGTTTCTCGGCCGCTTCCCCCAGACCGGGGATATCCAACTGTGCTGCGATTATCCCAGCCAACCACTCTCGTCGAGCACCTTCGTCCTCGGGGAACAGTTCACGCGCCAGCGACGCTGCCTTACTTACGATCTTACGACGACGTTCACGTCTCTGCTGCCGGTTAAGTCCCATTACCATTCCTCGATTAAAGTATAACTGAAACTGTCCCAGCCATTCGTCGAAACCTGCTTTCTACATAGCTTTATGAAGTCTTCGAAGCCTTTCGGGTCGGCGATTACCTGACAGCCTGCGGACCATTTATCTACTCGCCGAGAAGTATTTCGGCTATTAGCCCGATGAATATTAATCCCAAAGTAGCCTTCAGTAATAGATTCGATAGCTTGATCGAAAGTTTCGTCCTTATCTGGGTCGCGATAGACCCTAACCTTATTCCCGGTCTGAACGAGCGCATTGTACTGCCCCCTATGTTTACCCAGCTTATGCGAGCCTCGATACTGACCGCACACCAACTGAGCGCAGCCTTCGACTCTCATGGGGTTCTGCATCCAGTAGAGTCCTGGGTCAGTAGTACAGGCCCATGATCGCGTAAACCACTGCCCTTTGACCTTATAGCTGACAGTCATCAGATCGTTGAAGGTATTTACAGTGGTGTCCTTGGATCGAATACCTACGATATTTAGATCATAATCTGCGTCACCATCGAAGACTTTATAGCCGAGATCTTTGACTCGTTGGAGGACTACGGGAAGAGACATGATCATCCACCCGCGGCCGTAATTGCGGCATCGATTTTCTCGCTCAACTCCTCACGCATAGCTGCGTTTCGATCGATGTCGCTTCGCCGTTCATCTGGGACGAAGATTTCAATCGTAGTTCCAGGCATCCGAGGGGTGTCTTCCTCTTCACCGAAGTGGATATACTCAGTTACGCGAG